GAGATCTTCTGGTGACCGCCGGTGTAGCGGTCGTGGTAGAACGCGTAGTAGCCGTAGAGCACCAGGTCGATGCCGAGCTTCTTCACGTTCGGCTGCTCGGCACGGAGCAGCATGGGGGCGTTCGGGTCCTCCCAGAGGTGGTTCTCCTCGGGAGCGACGACGTAGATCTCGTCCTCGTTGGTGCCTGCGCCCAGGTTGGTGGCGATGTTGGCGTCGGTGACCACCGGGGTCCCGTCGGGCAGGTAGCCGCGGATGCTTGCCGACTCCGACAGGTTCCCGACGGAGATCGCACCGGCCTGCTCTGGGGCTCGACCACCGGCCACGAACGGCCACGACGAGGTCATGGCCGCGGACAGCCAGCGCCACCGGCGCGGGTGCATGACGACCACGAGACCGTCAACCACGTCGAGGAACACGCCCTCAGCGCCGGACGCGGCCTGCTGGATCTTCGGGTACAACTCGGCCGCGGTGGGCGAGGCGTCGGTGTAGGTCACCGCGGTTGCCACGTTCGTGAGCCCCGACGTGGCCGCAGAGAGCAGCTTGGTGTCGAGGTTCTTGTTGTACCGCTTGAGCAGGTCGCCGAAGGTCACGTCGTCGACACCGAGGCCGCGCTCCACCGCCTGACGGCTGACCGTCTGCGAACCAGCCGCGGTGCGCACGCTGATCGAGATCTGCGTGTCGTCCATGTCGGTCTCGGACACGGTCGCGTTCTCCGACGACTGGTCATCGACCGAGGACCCGGTGGTGACCTTGCTCAGGTACACGGTCATGCCGGTCTCCGGCAGGTCGTGGCCGTTGCAGATGTCGGCGAACCGGCGACCGGCCACCGCGGCGGGGGCATTGAGATCCACCAGGTACTGGGGAACCACCCAGCCCGTGAAGTTCGATGTGGATGTGGCGCGCGCCATGACGTCGCCGCCACGCTCGACGCGCTCCTCCTGCATGTGGCGGGAGAGCCGCTCCTGCGCGTCCCGTGACCCGCGGAAGTCGGCGAGCACGTCGGACAGGAAGTCCACACCGCGCCCGCGGCGATCCCGCTCAGCCGAGTAGGTGCGCTCCTCGCGACCCACGCGGGCCACCTGGTCATAGGCACGGGACTGCGCGCCGGTTGGAGCGGTACGCGCCGCGAGGGCGTCCACCTCGGCGTCCCGGGCCACCTCGGCGCGCAGCGCCTCCACCTCGGACTGACGCGCGGACAGGTCAGCGTCGGCAGCGTCGCGCTCGGCGATCGCGGCCTGCACCGACTCGACGGTGATCGAGGCGTCGCCGCCTTCGACCGCGGATCGCAGGGCCACGAGGGCGTCCTGCGCGGTCCGACGGGCAGCCACCGCGTCGGCCATGCGCTGCTCAGCGGCAGCGAGAAGCTCAGCCAGGGTCATGGCTGGGCCCCCTTTCTGGTTGATGGTGTGTGTGGTGCTGCCCGCGACGTAGGGCCCCCGCCCTCCCCCAGGCCGTGGCGTGGGAGGCGGTGCTGGCGCTGAGCGGGACGCTTCAGAGTGCGATCGCGGCGGCGAGCAGGGTGCGCCGCAGGTCGACCGGGGGGGCGCCTCGCAGTTCCCCGGAGGTGTGCGGGTTGGCGCCGTACCCGACGATGGACACGTCGCCGCGGTGCATGTCCAACTTGGTGATCCGGTACTGGGTGTAGTCCGGGGACCACTCGCCGGCCTCGATGCGGAACATGAACGACATCTCATCGATCAGTCCGCTCCGCAGCTTGGGCGCAATGTAGGCAACGTCCACGTCGCGGGGGTCCAGGCTGGGGGCGTCCACCGTCAGTCCCTCGTCCGTCATGGACATCGCGAGGGTTCCGTTCGTGGTGCGCGCGATCCGGCGCAGGCTGTCGTGCCCCAGCACCAGCGGCACGTCAAGGTCGGCGCGGTTCAGCGTGTCGGTGAACGCCCCTGCGTCCACAATCTCCGTGTAGGCGCCGAAGAAGTCCCACATCTCATAGCCCTGCTCGGTGGCGCTGGCCACCCCGTGGAAGTGCATCGGGCCGTCCTCGGCGCCGGCGGCGCGCAACTCGATCCGGGCCGGGGCACGGACCGCGGCGCGGGATTCCGCATCCTCTGCGCTGCGCCGTTGAGCGGGACGCATGGAGCGCGACCCCACGTTCAGGGCGCGGTCATGCGCTGCGCGGGCGTGGAGATCGGTCAGCATGGGGCCTCCTCAGATGAGGTCGAACAGCAGCAGGTCGGCCAGTTGATCGGCCCAGGGGGGCAGCAGGAGCACGCCTTCGAGGTCGCCAGTGAGCGACCCAGCGCCGCACAGGTGGGCAGCCATGTGGCCAGGGATCGGCTTGGCGGGGCGCAGGATCGGGCGAGCCCAGTAGCCGAACATCGGAGGTCCGCCGGGGTGACTAGGGCTGCTGCCGTCGACCAACGTCCCGGTCAGCGACCCGGAGCCGGCCAGCACGGCGCGCATGGCGCCGTGGGGGGCCTCCTCGGCGGCGCCCATACCCCCGGTGACCAGAAGCCCGCCGGGTGCTCCGAGGCCGCCGGTGGTCAGGTTGCCGGCCATGGCCTACTCCAGTCGGTCGCGGCGGTCGGCCCCGGCCCCGGCGTAGGGGGTGGTCCCGGCCGCGTCCTGCCACAGGGCTGCGGTGTAGAGCACGGTCACGTCGTCGGCGGCGTACACGGTGTAGGTGCCCGCAGCCGGGTCGGTGACTACCCGGTTGTGCGCGACTGCGTAGAGGAACTGCCCCTCGGCGGTGTCCCACACGGCGGCGGCGATGGTGGCCGGGTCGAGCTCGGCGCCATCGTTGAGCGTGATGCTCGCGGCCATCGCCCCATTGGCCCTAGGGACCACAGTCAGCGTGCCCTCGCTGGGCAGGGTGGCGGTCGCCCAGCCGAGCGCCTCGATCGCGCCCGTGAGGTCCCCGGACCCGGCTAGCGTGGCGGCGGCGTTCAGGTAGGCCACGATCTCCGCGGCCAGCGCGCCCGACCCGGTCAGGGTGGCCGCAGCGCTGACCACGAGGGCCCCTGTGGCGCTCAGGTCACCGGACCCGGCCAATGTGGCCTCTGCTGCCTTGCCGCCCGCCAGAGAGGCTCCTAGCGAGCCGTCGCCGCGGATGATGGTGTGCGAGGACAGCGCGCCCGGCTTGACCGCGATCGTCCAGCAGTACGGCGGCCGGTAGCCGGACGGGATCGCGGCCAGCCCGCTGAACGACAGGTACTGCCCGCGGCTGCTGCCGGGGGTGTTGTAGTTGCTGCGATAGGTGGCGTGGGCCGCACTGAGCGACCGTCCCGGGGACTTGAGCAGTACCGAGCGGTTGCCGAGCAGGGCCATCACTACCCCCAGACGAAATCGAGGTGCCCGGCGTAGCCGGTGTTCACCGGGGTGGCCGCGCCCGCGTACATCAGCCACGACAGGTTCGCCCCGTCGTACACGCGCGGCAGGCTCGGCACCTGGTTGAGCAGGTCGCGCTCCGCGGCCACGCCGATGGTGGTCAGCGGCAGGGTCAGCAGCGGGCGGCAGATGACCAGGTTCAGCACGCCCGAGGTGTAGGTGGCGCTCAGCTGGAAGTTCTGCACCGACTGGATGCCGGAGTCACCAGCGGCCAGCGGCAGGAACGGGCCGTACTTGCCCGCGCCGGTGCCCGAGTAGGGGACCGTGCCCTTCGGCGCGGCGGTGAGGCCCACGGGCAGGACGGCAGGAGTCACCTTGCCCGAGGTGCCCGCCTGATTCGTGTACGTCATCGAGATGTTCGGGGTGCCCGCGCCCATCGGGGTGGTGGCCGACCCGGAGGAGACCACCACGTAGGCGCGCAGCCCGGCGCCGCTGGAATGTCGGCCGCTCGGGAATGGGACCGTGTTGCTCAGCGTCTGGTTCGAGGTGCTCGTCACCGTGGTGATCGGGTAGAAGCCGAGGCGGTCCACCAGCATGAACACGGCCGGCACCGAGGTCGCCGCCGCGCTGAACGCGGATGCGTTGATGATGTGCTTGGTGTCCGGGGACACGTTGCCGCCGTGCGGGATGCCCGGGGACGTGGTGCTCGTGTCGTCGAGGGCTTGGAACGCGAGGTTGGTGCCGCCGCCGTAGGCGGTGTCTGAGCCGGGGTTGCCCGCCCCGCACGCGAGGTCGTGCCACATGCCCGCGACCTGAACCGTCGTCGGCAGCGCGTTCTTGGTCCAGTCGGTGCGCACGGTCTTGCCGTTGGCCGTCATCTCCTGGATCAGGTCGTCGAGCGAGGAGAAGCCCATGTCAGCTCCAAACTGTGGTGATGTCGCCGTGCAGGGCAGTCGCGGCCAGAGTGCCGCGCGGGTTGCACAGGATGGACAGGTAGGCGTCGTCTGCGATCACCGGCAGCAGCCCGCACTCGGTCAGGTAGCAGTACTCCACCGCCGCGTCGATGCCCCACAGGGAGGCCTGCGCGAGCGGCTTGACCAGCACCAGCGCGAACAGCCCCACGTCGGTGCCGCTGATCATCTGCACCGACTCGATGGAGCGCACCCCGGTGTCCCCGGCCTGTAGCGGGATCCACGGCCCGCCGATGCCATCCGCATTCGCTGCCGTGTTCGAGGTGACGATGGTGCCGTTCGCGGCGGCCGTGTTCTGGGTGACCACCGCCGACAGTCGACCCGGCACCCCGGCGCTGTTGGTGTAGGTGATCTGGAACGTCTGCCCGCCGGTGCGGCCGGCCACCGAGACGGCCATCACCTGCACGCCCTCGCCCGAGGTCCACCGCGGCAGGGTCGTGGCGTTGTCCAGCACCTGCGGGTCCGTGGTGCCCTCGTCGATGAACGGGTAGAACAGCAGGTAGTCCGCGAGGATCATCGGCATCGGCAGCGCGGTCGCCGTCGTGGTCATCGCGCTGAACTTGGCCAGGTGCTTGGTCGCTGGGGCGACCGGGCCACCGTGCGGCAGGCCGCCGTCCGCGGACTGCGTGAGCGGGCGGGCCACCAGCGGAGACGCGGCGTAGTACTGCGGGACTGGGTTGCCCGGGCTCATGGACAGGTCGAACCACAGCCCCGCGGTGGACGCCTGCGACGGAGACTTGCGCCACGTCGCGTAGGCGCCCTTCCCGGCGGCGCAGGCGTCCACGAGGTCGCGGACGTTGGCGAAGCCGGGCACGGGCTATCAGGCCTCGGTGGCGGCCAGCACCCCGGCCGCGAACTGTGGCTGGATGCCGTTGGACACGGCCAGCGAAGCCGACAGCGCCCCCGAGTAGAGGATCTGCGTCGATCCCGCCGGGGTGATGCTCACGTGCGTGATCGTGTTGGACCCGCCGGTGCACTGGGGGAACTGGATCAGGTTGTCGTTGACGACAGTGTCCCCGGTCACCGTCCACGCCGAGGTGGAGCGATTCACCGTCACCGGGGCGTACGAGGTGTAGGTGGCCTCGTTGGTGGTCGAGTTGCCCGCCTCGCCCGGGTCGGCGGTGTGCAGGTGGATGTCCAGCTCGGTCGCCGCAGCCCACGGCAGCGCCGTCGCCGTGAAGATCAGCGCCAGGAGATCCGTCTCGGTGGCGTTCGACTTGCTCATGCGCGCTCCTCGATGATCGCGGTGATGCGTCCGGCCTCGTCGGTCTCGACGCGCTTGCGGATGGTGGTCGGCTCGACGACGGCCGGCTCGGACTGGTTGACGGTGGTGCGGGCGTCCACCTTGATGGAGTCCTCCAGCAGGGCGGTCGTGGCGTCGATGCTCAGTGCCCCCTCGTGCCACTGCGTGCGGGCGTCCACCTGCGGGCCGTCCACGCGCACATCCGTGCGGGCATCCACCGTCACCTCGGGCAGGGCGACCGGCACGCTGTTGTGCACGTGGGTGTCCCCGGTCCGCGACGATGCCACCAGCGCCGCGAGTTGCTCGAGTGACGGGGCCGAGCGCTGATCGGACGACGGGGCCCGGGTCGGCCACAGCCGCTCGAACTCGGCGTACTGCTCGTCGGTGAACGGCTGCAGGTTGTTCAGCGCGCGCGCCTCCGACGGGGCCGAGATTCGCCCTGCCACCTCCGCGATCAGCTTCTGCGACCGGCTCAGCGGGTCCATGCGAAGCAGCGCGTCCGTGTTGAACTTCGCGTAGCGCGGCGCTGGCAGCATCTTGGACGAGAAGGTCCGCTCGCGGCGGATGAACGCCGGCCCGAGGTTGATGACCAGGAGTTGCAGGTTGCGCTGCGTCACGTTGGCGTAGGTCACCGACCCGGTCGGGACCTGGACGTCCACCATGTCGCCGGGCACCCCGTAGAAGCGGCACAGGTCCGGGGCGGTCGATTCCAGCCCCTCGACGAAGGCAGCCTCGGACGCCTTCGCCCCCAGCAGGCTGTACTCCCAGTCGTTGCCCGTGACCAGCGTGCCGCCGTTGCTGATCTGGTCCTCAAACCGGCGCTTGATCTCCCGCGACTGGTCCGCGGTGACCTTTACCTCCTTGTTGCGGAAGTGCGCCGCGGGGATGCCGGACCCGTTGAACCAGTCCGCGGCGAACTGCATCGCTCCCAGGTGGGCAGACATACTCAGCGCCGCGAAGGCGGTCGGCGACAGCCCGACGGGGCTGCCCGAGGTCGTGAACTGCCGCTCGTGCCATACCTGATCGCGGGCGTACTCCACGCCGTCGATCCGGTACGTGACAACGCCATTCCGTACGCGAATGACCACGGTATCGATCGGAACGAGTTCGATGGCGGCAGGCAGCCCGAGGCTGTTGCGCGCGGTGATGATGCCCACCGAGTTGCCCGCGTCGTCGAGGTCGAACTGGGACGAGTAGAGCCACTCCTCCCACTCGATACCCTCCCCGCCGGGGGCGGAGAAGATCGGTGGCTTGGACACCTCCACTTGGACATTGGAGACCTTGCGGAACACGTCGATCGGGCACGTCGACACTAGGTCGGCACGCAGACGAAGACACGCCCACTTGACCGATGCTCCGAGCGTCTGCTTGCGCGACGTGGGTGCCACCGTCCCGGACGACGACCGCGGCCTGCCACCCGTCGCCTCGATCAGTTCGTCCAGCCCGGCCAGCGCACGCCTGCCGAACAGGAGCCCCATCAGCGCTCACCGCCCGGGCGGCTGCCGTCGATGGCTACCACGATGGCGGCCACGCCTGCCACGATCAGCGACCATGCGGGCCCGCCGAGCAGGAACGCGGCCAGGATCAGGCACATAATGCCTGCCACAGCCAGTGCGGTCCACCACCGCATAGCCGGCCTCCTCACGCCTCAGGGAACGAATCGAGCGGGTCGTAGACGGGGTCGCCCGTCTCGTCGAGCCACAGGGCCACCGCCCCCGCGTACAGGGCCGCGATCGAGGTATCCGACCCGGTGCGGGTCCACCGCCACCCGTCCCCGCTGAACTTGCGCCGCGACCCCCGGACCGCCGCGTTCAGTCGCGCGTCGTCGCGGTGGCGGACCGCCCCGTCAGCCACCGCCCGGGCGAAACGCGCGCACGCCGCAGTCGTATCAGCGGCGTTGAGCATGGTCACGTCGCCCTCGAGGTCTGGCACCAGCGCCTCAGCTGGCGAGCCACGGACCAGCCCCACCGACGCGATGTCGTGGATCTCGCGCAGCTCGGCGACCGCCGCCGGGACCCATGAGGATCCCGACCGCTCGGCGACCACCTCCACTACGCCGCCGCCGAACACGGTCAGCGCCGCGCTGGCCATGTTCGGGGCCACGTCAATGCCCAACCGCAGGGCACCCGTGGGGGACGCGGTTGGGTCGGCCAGGTTGGGCCAGTTGGCCAGCGCGTCGTCTGCGTCCTCGGTGGGCGGGTCCTCCCACCCGCCTGCGCACTCCCGCATGAACTCCACCGGCGGCAGCTCCATGCGCTGCTGCTCGAAGAACTCCTCAGAGAGCCTGCGGCCGAACGCGGGGTTGTTCTCCCGCCAGTACCGGCGATCGTCCAGCCAGCAGCCGACCGCCACGCCGGCAAGGTGCGAGCACTCCGGGTCGGCGCACTCGGGCGTCACCCGTTTACCGTCGACCAGCCGCTCCGAGGTCCACTCGCACCACGACAGCGACGGATCGTCACCCCGCCGGCCACGGTCGCGGATGCGACGCAACTCCGCAGAATGTAGCCGCCCCGGGCTCGACCCGTACCGCAGGTAGCGATCCCCGGCCGCGCCCATCGTGGGGATGAACGCGCCGAGCATGGCCGGGGTGAGGAACAGGGCCTCATCGAGGGTGAGCCGGTTGACCTTCACCCGACCACGGCCGGTAGGGCCGTTCTCACGGGCGGTGAACTCGATCGTGCGCCCATCCAGGAACAGGATTCGGTGATCCCCGTTGCCGGTGTAGATGCGCTTCACGCGCTTGCGTAGCCAGTCGAAGTTCTCCACCAGCCCGATGAGGTGGTTGAAGTTGTCGTCGCTGGTCTTGGTCTGGTGCGCCGACCAGAAGCATCGGCCTACCTTCGTCACCCACGCGTCGTGGATGGTGCACATCTCCAGCGCCCACGACTTGATGTTCTGCCGGCCGCACACGATCCCGGCCGCCAGCCCGGCGGGCATCCCGTCGGCCTTGACCGGGGTCAGCGCCGACAGTGCGATGCGCTCCTCGGGGCCCACGTCCTGCCCGAGCTGCTCGGCGAGTTCGGCCACCTCGTCGCCGAGGTCCCCTACCGCGATAGCCGGGCGGGACAGGAACGCCGGGCGGATGATGTCAGGCGCCGCGACGGGCGGCACGCTTGCGCTCCAGGTCGTCGATCGGGTCGGACTCGGTCGCCGGGGCAGCCTGCTTGGCCTCGGCCAGCGCCGCGCGCATCTCGCGTACCCAAGCGGCCGGGGCCGACGCAGACATCAGCGTCGCGGAGTCCACCAGCTGCGCCAAGCGCACAGCGGCCAGCCCGGCAGCCGAGTGCAGGGCGTTGGCCTCAGCGAGCTCGGCGATCGCGGCACCCGTCACCGAGGGGACCTCGGGCGTGTCCGTGGCCGGGGGCGGAAGCGAGGCCACCTTTGCTGGCTTGGCCGGCTTGCGGACCCTCGCCCCGGCGCGGCTGGCCCGCTGGCGGCACCGCGGCGAGCAGTACGTGGCCCGCGGGCTACGTGCCTCGAAGTCGTCGCCGCACGCTGGGCATGTCACGGTCCCCACTGTGACCACCCCCTTCGCGTAACGGTCATGGCAGGTGCCGAGAGAGACAAGACTTCAGG